ACGTTAACTTGCAATACAGGTTCACCCAATTGCCTCTTGCAATAAGTGATGAGATCAGCTCTTGAGTTTGGAGATGCCATTACACACAAAAAATCCCTTCATACCTATTTAGGAAGAAGGGATTTAGTATTTATTCTGCAGGAGTTTCTTCTGGTTCTTCTACTTCTGGTTTCTCTTCTAAGAGATTTAGAGTTTCTAAACCTCCTTCTAATTTAATCTTATACTCTTTTGCTTTAACAAGATTTGCTTCAAGTTCTCCAATTTGTTTAACTGTAGAAGCAATCTGCTCTTCAAAATTTTTCTTAAGTTGTGTGGGATCCATTTTAATCAATTGGTAATGATGTATCAGTATTTATATTAGTATAGGATGATCAATCTACCATTACCACCGTCAGGACTTCCTTGATATCCAGTACCTACACCAGAGACATAGTATTCATTACCTGTTTGTGGTGGGTTGTGTGTGTTAGGAGCACCCTGAGAACCCGTTGTAGTAATACCAGAAAGAACTTTATATGTGGAGTTTCCTCCAGCATATCCTGATCCACCGCCACCACCAGAGTTGTCATCACCACCAGATTGACCACCGTAGTAACCACCGCCACCACCTGGGTCATCATTACTACTAGGACCATCACCACCTCTTAGTGCTGAACCATTAGCATAGTTGCCAGATGAGTTAGATCCAGCATAACCAGAAACTTGGCGACCGCCCCAACCACCTTTGTTGTTACCAGATGGTTCAGAACCACCACGTCCACCTTCTGTACCACCACCAGCACCACCATATGCTCGGTCAGTTGTTTGGTCGTTAGCACCACCACCGCCACCAGCGATAATTAGTGCTCTATCTATTGATCCACTACCAGGATTAGATCCAGAGAATACTGTAGCTCCACCTTGGAAGATACCACTAAGTCCACCACCAGAACCAGAAACGTGACCACCACCACTATCAGCAGATCCTCTTCCACCACCACCGTACATAGCAGGCATTGGTGAACTTCCAGTTCCTCTTACACCACCCTGTCCTACAACAATAGTGAATGTGTCTCCATTCAAACTGTTGGCATCAAATCTTTCAATGGTTCCACTAGAAAAACCACCAGAACCAGCAGCAGCAGTTCCACCTTCGTCAGATCCACCACCTGCACCCCACATAACAACTTGGAGTTGGTTCACAGTTCCACCAGAACTAGGTACGTTAAATGTCTGATCAGATCCAGTATATGCAAACACAGCAACGTTGCTGAAATCTTGTGGGTTTGCATTCTGAATAGATACCCACTCAGTTCCAGTCCAAAGTTGCAACACTGATTCTTCAGTGTTAAAGATCAACGCTCCTTGTGTTGCTGACGCTGGTCTAGATGAGTTAGTAAAACTTGGGAAAACAACTTCGCTGCTAGCAACTAGCTTTCCTACATTTAATTGTGACATGTTCTCAAAAAACTTCTAGTGCTTTCATTATATTTATACCCCTTTTAAGTATCCACAATCTTGTAGTTCTTTAAATGCCTCTCCTTCATAAACAACATAATGCATAAAGAGTTGATGGTGATAATCCTTAGGTCCTCCTGGCATCGGTTCTCTCCAATGCTTTACCGCATTACCCAGATAGATTACAGCATCCCCATTTTCTAATTCAATTTCTGAGACACCTCCATTTTTTCTTTCAACAAAAAACTTCCATGGTTTTGAGAGAGTAGTTTTTAATTGTAAAGTAACACTAATCTCACATGGTTCCCAATCTTTATGTGGTGTTAATTCAGTACCAGCATAGTATATTCTATCAAAATAATATGTTGGGTGTAATTGATGAGGTGGTAAAATAAATTTTTGAATTTGATTCCTCATTTGTAAATGAAAATTCTTTAAAGGAGGGAAGCATGTTCGGGAATACGAACCAGGAACTTGCAACTCAGGAAACTCTCCATCAAAAGTTCCATCATACAACCACTCAAGATGTTTATCTTCATACATATCTTTTTCGGGAAGAATACTGAGATATTCAGGGTCTCCTATAAAATTACGGATAACGCAATATCCGTTTTGCCAGAAAAAATCATTTAGTTTCATAGTTCTACTGCTAGTAATAGAGGATCAGATTGAGAATTATTGTTACACCAAAAATAATCCATACCTTGTTCTGTAATTAAATCAAATGCTATAGTATATCTTTGTTCATCTATCAATTTATCTACAGAATGAGGAAGACATGATGGGAATAATGTCATCCTTCCTTTTGAATTTTCTGTTGTAATCCATCCTAGATATGGGATGTCATAATCTGTAGTAGTATTATTTTTCGTAAGACAGATGTTTCCACTAATATATGCGTTTTCGTGAATTGCATGATAGTGTCTTTTTAAAATCATTCCTGATTTTTGTGGGTATACCCAACCCCTTATCCAAATTTTTTCTTTACTGCAATTAATTTTATTGCAAAAATTTTCATAAGAAGCTTTGATAATGTCTTTGAGATTCAAGATACATTTATCTTCCCATTGAAAAATGTTGTAATGTTCCCATTTATGATGTTGATATAAATTTTCATTCTTTTTAACAACCTCTAAAAGATCATCAACTAATTGAAGATTAATAATATCAAACCACATGTCAACAGAAAATTTTGGAGCAAAGTAGTTGTTTGCAGGATTGGATCTCCATGTGCGCCATTCACCCATTTATCCTGCCTCCATATTCTACATTTAATGCAAGAACATCTTTCCTAAGATCTTCTGAGTATGGACACTCTACTTGACATATTCTGCAGATGGTATCCAAATTTTTAAATGCTTCAGGAACATCTACAAAATTTGCACACTTTTCCCAATCAACTAGATCAAAGTCCATCTTACAACCTACTGGACATTTGCTCTCACATGGAGCATCACATCCTTCACAGTTCTCATACCTTGGTTGTCCTTCTACAACAACAGCATCTTCAAACTCTGCATTGGTAAAGATGAGATCAATTTTGTAATTCATCCCGAACTTTTTATGAAATGCTAGAGATGGTTTTGCCAGAGTTGCAGCTCCAGATCTAAGAGCAAACTGTTTTCGGTTGAGATTGTATCCATCATATCCAAAATTATATTCATATCTTAAATTTAAGTATGTAATAATCTGTGGTAAGAAATTGTTTTTATAGTAGTAATCATATGCAACATCACTAAAGACATTCCATACGATTACAGATTTACATTTATCTGACAGATAATATTCTTTGTCTAGAGAATTTGGTTTTCCTTTGTTATAGTTATCTTGTGCTCTTTGACGTATCAAATCATCAGGAGGTGTAGTAACAGTAACATCAAACATAATTGGAGTATCTCTAGTCACCCAGTTGATAGCTTCAACAATTTGACTGGTGTTCACAATTGTACCCAATGATCTTTCATGTTGTCAAAAACATCTTCGTCATATACAGTTTGTGTAATGATATCAAATGCAATTGTTACACGAACATCATCACCTTCATAAGTATCAGTGTAATGCTCTAACCAATTAGGGAAAACATATACTTTTCCTTTCTTATTTTTAGTGTCAAATGTTTTTCTAGTATATGGATTTACATAGTAAGTATTAGTGTCGTAATCATCTAGACAAATATGTCCACCAAGATACGTATACTTACTATTCCAATGCTGGTGTTGTTTGATTGCTTGTCCTTTTCTCAACACGTTCGCCCAACACTGCACATAAATTTTATCTTCCCATAGATTAGGATCTAACGTGGTGATAAGATTGTCATGGGAGTTTCTGATAATGTCTTTGATATGATCTGCTTCATCCCAATCAAGTAAATTATAACTGTTTGATCTAGATGTCATACTAGATTCACCTAGACCAGTATTCCAGTCACTTTTATAATCATTAGCATTAATAATTTCTTCTTCTTTTGAGAGGATGGTATCTCTAATGTCTTCCACCTCTACCTCTCCCTCATACACATAAAACTTATATGTTGGAGCGAAAATAGTTTTCGGTTCTTCGTTTTCAAATTGAATTACTTGTCCCATAATTACATATACAAAAATTGACTCATAGAATACCTTCCCTGTCCAGGAAGATCTTTCATTACGACACTTGTCACTTCATGATATAAAATTGAAGGAAAGATTACCGTAGAATTATTTAGACATGGGATTTTTATCGCTTTTTCAATAATTAAATCACCACCAGTAAAAGATTTTGGTTCTTTATAAAACCATGTGATAGCTGTGATAACACAGTCATCTGTGTGTGGTTTGTAATGATCTCCATCTACAAAATAATGAATCTTAGTTTCATCTCTATTTGATCTCCACACATACCTAAAAAATGGATGCTTAGACATTAAAGTATCCATTAGTTGGTTATCAAATAATTTTCTATTGATGTTTAATATATCTGATTGTTTAACATCATCATAAACAGCATTCAGATGAAGACCTTTTCCTACCTTGAGTGCTACGCCATCTTCATATGCTGTGCCTGGTCCTCCAGGTTCTTCTGCATCTTTATATCTGTCAATACCATTCAGAAATTCAAGCTCATCCATTATCTTTTTTAACTCTTCTTGTGAGTAAAAGTTCTCAATGTGAACTACAGGTAGATCTGCTATTTTAGTAAAATTCAAATTTAACATCACTAATTTCTTTTATAGTTGCCCACCTGAATACAATAGCATCAGAGAAATACATTTGTTTTGGAATTAAATCAAAACCCACTTCTTTATTTTCAACATCTAAAGCATACAGATGTAAATCTCCAGTGTCTAAACAAACTACAGATGTAAATTTTCCATCAGAAGATACTTTGTCATCTGATATTTTTTTGACGAATTCAATTTCTCCAACAACACCAAACTCTTCTAGCATTACAGATCTAATACCTTTTTCTAAGAGAAGAGTATCTGGAACATTTGCTATATCAATATACTCAGGAAACTTATAACTGTTCCTGATATTCAACAGTTGGTTTGCCATTAAAAATAATTAAAGTTAATGTTAGCTCTAAATTGCTGATCAGTACATGAAGTGCTGTGATGCATTTGAGTTGCATCAAATTTCAACAAACGATTTTCAATAGATTCTACTTTCTCATCACCAATAACTGTATATCCATCATTGGTATTCAAGTATAAAATTGCTGCTTTATGTTCAAATTCAAAATCAGTATGATCATGATAATGATATAGAGTATCAGTTCTAGGATATAAATTTGCTTTTACTCTTACAACTGCATCTGCTCCAAACATAAACAAAATAGGAACAATGCATTGATCCCATTTATTACTTCTTACTTGATGTTGAGCATGTAATAAGTGAGTAAAGTATGGATATTTTTCCAATCCTTGACCAGAAGCATCCTTCTGTAAAAACCAAGGTATATTTTGTGAGGTGAGAATATTATCTCTGATGAGATTGAATAACTCAGGTGCTAAGTAATTGTCAATAATTTCCATTTTAAATATCTAAAAAATCTTTGTTTAATGGCATAGTGGTATCAAGTCCATACCACATTGAAAGTGTGTATCTATCTCGTTTAATTACGTTTGATACACCATGACGGAATTCCATTCCATCAAAGTACACAGTTCTACCAGAAAGAGGTTGAACATCTACTCCTTCAATAACAGTATGTCCACCAATATAAGTGTCGTTTAAATATGTGATTGAAGCTCCAGTAGTAGTTTTTCTAGTTCTATCTTTGTGAAAGGTTTTACTAGCACCACATGGATACTTAACTATCTCCACATTTTGCAATATAGAAAATTTATCATCAGTCACCTTACTCTTTACTTCTTTTGCAAGATCTAAAATATCATAGTAGGTTTCTGAAAGATTAGAAGAACCAATACCACCTTTGTCCATACTAAGAACTCTAGTTTCATCCCATGTATATGTTTTTAAAATATTGTCTTTAAAAAAATTAATTATTCTATCTACAAAATCATCACTAAGATGAATGTGTGAAATATGGATCATCGAAATGGTGCTCCAATACTCCAACTGACAAGAGAATATCTAGTTCCCTCTGTAACTTCACGAACTCTATGATAGACAAATGCAGGAAACACTACCAATGTTCCTTTGGTTGATAATTCTTCTGCAACTTTTGTCTCCTTCCTATTGAAGTGAAACTCTAGTTCTCCACCCTTGAATTCACTAGGATCATTTAGTAACAAAGTAGTAGAAAGTTTTCTGTACTTTCCTCTCATGTTTTCATTAGTATCATCCTCTGGATAAACATAATGATGTTGATCTGGATGCCAATCATAAAACTGACCAACATCATATTTGGTAAACTGTAACATCTCTGTCCAGTCCCAATCAAAATTCCATCCTGCCCGTGAGTTGGCAGAATCAATATATTTTTTAAGGATGTTATAAATCCAAGGTTCGTTTATCCAGGAGATGTGAGAATTTCTAGTTGCAAATAAATTTTCTTTATCTTTTTCTGAATAATCTTTGATACCTTCAGTTTGATTTCTGTTTACTTCTCCAAATTCAAAATTCTCTTTCATACCCATCTTAATGATGCGGTCACATTGTTCTGGAGTAAAGGCATTTTGAAAATACCAATAGTTATAATTAAGATTCATCAAGCTCCATTATATTGAGTGTAGTCAAAGTTGGGTATCTTATAAGTATACCACCCCGTTGTAATATATTTAGTTTCAGTTTCAGAAGGCACACCACGGTGAACATGAGTCCAGTCAACAGGCCACATAATTGTTAGTCCTTTACGTGGTTGTATTTTTATCTGTTGATGAAACCATTCAGTTTCTCCTCCATCATGCACTGTGTTTAAGTAAGTCATAAACACCATATGTCTAGTTGAAACCATGTTAGATATAGTTGATCTTTCTGTGTGCCACCCAAAGAAACCTTCGCTTGGATTGTATTTTTGAATATTGAAATTAGTATTCAATCCCCAAGTATCTTGATTGGTGGAACACCATGGATATTTTTTGATGTACTCTTTACATACATCACTCAGTGCTGTGAGATAGTTTTGTATTCTTTCATCTTGGTTTCTTGGAATTACAGTAACGTCTGTTGATACTTTAAAATCTTTATTAATTCCAGAACCAACAGATCCAGGTTTTTGATCTGAAGATTCTTCAAAGAAAGAAATTAATCCATCACAAATTTCTTCATCAATGTACCATCCAGAAATAAAATTTGGTGATTGTTGTGGAACAATAAATTCAATCATAGTGACATATTAAAGGAGATAGCAATTTTTTCTTCGCATACTTGTTTCTCTGTACCATGCATCATATCACTGGTAAACAATAAAAGCGAGCCTGGTATACATGAGTATTCACAATACTGATAGTTATTATCATTCCACTCTTCTGGATCAGGAAGCATGGTAGGAGAATTGAAAAATTTTATCTTCTCATCAGTAGAACATTTGATATAATAAACTCCAGATATCATAGACCCATTGTGATTATGTGGGAAAAGATAATCACCAGGATAACTAATGTTTGCCCAACAATTTTGAATATGTAATGTATTAGTTTTTTTATATCCTAAAGCATTTAAATATTTTTTTGTGTGTATGATAAAATGCTCTGTTAACACACTATCTAAATCTGCAACTTGTAAAATATTCTTATGTGATTTGTGTGTAGAATCTACATTTTTTTGACCGTCACGAAAAGTTTCAACATTAGAAAAGGCATCCTTGATTAGTTGCTCATAGATGCCTAATTTGTTATTTAAAATGTTTGGTTGAAAGTAAATCGCTTTTGGAAACCATGATGTAATCATATTGTTTAGTAATACTGCTTCACCCACATATGTTGTTGATTATCATATGTGTAATTTACACGTTGTTCTTCAAATGCTAAAACTTTAATGTAAGTTTTTTTCTGTTCATCCCAAACCCAACCTTTTGGATTCATATTTGCATTTACAGTATACTCTGAAGTATCAGCGTATGGAAGAGGAGCTCCCTTGTTATCAGTAAGTTGTCTGGACTGATATGGACACTCCCAATGACATGCAGCTTCGTCTAAGATAACATGAGTTGCATCATGTCTTGGTGGAATAAAAGCATCTCTTTCGTAATCATATTTACCACCAACAGCAGCATAGTTTTTTCTCAAACAACTTTTGCTACCAAAAAGAGGTTCAATATAATCTCCATTTACATCGGGTGGACGTTGAACTCTATGTTGTCCTTTTACAGCATTGTATGATGTTTGCTTCCAATCCCATTGAGGTGCTCCACCAAATAACTCAGAAAGAAAATCAATTCCTTTCTGTTCTACTTCGTTGCCTTCATTGTTTTTAAGAACTTCATCGTCAATTACAACAACATCAACAACAGTTCCTGTTCTGTCTATTTTTGCGAAATGTGCCATTGTTTTTACTGGAATTTATACTTTACAATTACGATACCGCCGCCACCATTACCGCCTTTGGGTTCTGGATAGTTGCGAGGATCTTGGTCAGCAGCACCACCGCCACCTCCACCAAGACCACCTGTTCCTGGGTTTCCGTCAGCAGTAGGAGATAGAGCACCTACTCCACCACCACCAGATCCACCATTAGGGTTATGAGGACCACCAGGGTAGTTAGCGCCACCGCCTCCACCACCATAAGTTTGTGCGGAACCAGAGATAGCAGATGTATATCCGTTACCACCTCTTGCGGGACCTGAATTGGGTCTGGTGTATCCAGCTTGACCTGCTTCACTAGCACCGCCACCACCACCAGAAGTACCATTCTGAGATGTAGCACCAGTTCCACCAGGGAAACCTTGACCTGATGTACCAGGACCACCAGGTCCCTCTCCATCACCGTCAGTGCCGTTTCCGCCACCAGAACCACCTGATTGTCCAGGTTTATCCTGTTGACCGCCTCCACCGCCTCCAATAGCGGTTTGTGTTCCTAGTGAACTATTTCCACCAGGTGATCCTGCAGAGTTACCAGTTCCTCCAGTTCCTCCACCACCAACAGCGATAGAATAGGAACCAGCTGATACAGCGTAGTTATATCCATCAGTTCTTAAGACACCACCAGCACCTCCGCCTCCCCCAGAACCAAAGTTGTTAAAGTCACCCGAACCAAATCCACCACCTCCACCGCCACCTGCGACGATAAGATAGTCAACAGTGTTGCCAAATGGTTGAGTAGAATCACCCACTTCAGTTATAACAAAAGCAGATGCACTATTGAAAGTGTGAATACGAAAATCTCCATCATTCTGAATTGCTCCTCCAGATGCTGTGATAAATCCACCACCTGCACCAACAGCAGATTTCCATTCTGCTCCATCATATACTTCAACACCACCCTCTTCAGAGTTGTAAATCATCATGCCAGGTGTGGCAGATAATCCATTTCTTTGAGAAGTAGTGTATGATGGTAATTGTAGGGTCCCAGTTATATTAAGGGTTCCAGCATTTAATGTAGACATAGTTTTTTATTGTCTCTGTGTTTCTTGCCAAACAAGGTCGCCGTCTGAATTAGGGGCATATAGGTAAATTCTTTTTGCTGTTGGTTCCCAACAAATTGCTCCAGCTTCTGCTCTCGGCATTGAACCTTGAGAATGAAGCGGGAGATCTACGGAAACACTTGGATTAGCAGTGTTTACTGTTAACTTAGCAGGAATAAACGCCATAGTTGATATATCCTATATGGTTATTTATAGGATATTCCATACACCACCAGAACTGATGGTGACTGTCTTACCACTTGCGATAGTAATAGGACCATATGAAGCAGCATTATCAGAACCACCAATAGTAATGTCTTCGGCAATACTATTTCTGTTTCTCTTAATAACACCATAGGAATCTAGATATTGTGCATCTTGATTAACACGAGTAATGCCTCTGATGTTTGCTTCACCATTAACATCTAATGTATAATCAGGATCTGCTTGGTTAATACCAACCTTAGATAATCTAAAGATGTCAGTTGCATTAGAAGCTTCAGTCCATCTAGAAGTAACAAACTCAGCGTTGTTTTGGAAAAGTTGACCGTTGAAGTTGACATCACCTTGAACATTTAGTTTGTATTGTCTAACAGTTGTTCCGTCATCAGGATCTGTTCCAGAGTGAGCAGTAGTGTTAATTGCAACAGCATTAGTATCTCCCTTAATCTGAATTGCAGGAGTTGTGTTCCAGTCGTTGTTGCCATCACTATCAGATGCTTGGATTGCAAATAGGTCATTACCTGTTGTTTGAGCACTTATTCTAAAGTTTCTATAGTTAAGAGCACCAAACATCGTAACGAATGTACCAGAGTTATCATTACCACTGTCTAGGAAAACACCTTCTCGGAATAGAACTTTCTTATCAGCTTCAATCGCATAATTTGTTCCACTATTCTCAATCTTAAGACCACCATCACCTTGGATAGTTAGTTTATTAGAAGAGTTGTTGCGGAAGATGAAATCTCTATTATCTGCTCTGCCGTTGAAGATCCAGTGTGCGCCTTCACCAGGATGTGTACTGGATTGTGTTCCAGACGAGATAAACATCATCGCATGGTTAGCATTATCATAGTATGCGTCTCTGGAACCATCAAGCAGAAGTTGATGTCCAGTTGCATTAGCAGGACCACTTAATCTTAGAGCAGCAATTGCTCCACCAAGAACGTCAAGACCAATACCAGCAGTTAGTGTTGTGCCAACGTTAATACCAACAGCATCGTTCGATACATCAACTAATAGAGTGTCTGTATCTACTGTAAAGTCATCTGTAACAGTTGCTTTACTGCTGAAGTTAGCATCACCAGAAACTGTTAAAGTAGATCCAGTACCAGTAATGTTCAACGATCCAGACATGCTATCGCCTGCCTTAAGAACGTTTAAGGAAGCAGAACCAGTAATTGTTGCTGTGATTGTACCAGCAGCAAAGTCACCATTAGCATCTCTCTTAACAGCAGTGTCTGCAATGTTTGTAGATTGGAATTCAATGTTACCTGCATTCCAAACAACATTACCATTAATGTTGAAACCATCTGCATTTGCAACTAGGCAGTTCAGAGTACCAGAACCATCAGTCGCGTTACCACCAGTTGCAACTAAACCTACGTTATAGTTAGCTGCAGATACAGAGGAATTGAAGTACACACCAGGAGAAGATGCGATGCTATCTTTTCTACCCAATCTTAGGTTTGCAGTACCACCATCACTTTCTAACTTAGCAACTTGAACTGTATTACCATCTTCAATTGTGAAATCTTGGAATTCTTTTCTATTTCCAGCATCACCAATTGTTTTTGCGCCAACAAAATTACCAGTAGTTAACCTACCAATAATGATTGTAAAATCATTTGAATTGTCAGGATCATTATTGATAACAAAATTGTCAATAGCAATAGTACCAGTACCCTGACCGTTAGCGTCATACAAGTTGACACTAGATCCAGGAGTAAATGGTGTTGTGTTTAAGATTAAACCAGAAACATAAATTCTAAACTTAGGATCTCCATTAAATGCTTTAATTGTCAAGTCATCTTGAACTACCTTAGATGACATGAACTCGGGCAATCTATTATCAGATATAGTTCCGTAGTTTAAATTGAGAGCATTTTGATACCAAATACCTTGCTTGTTATCAAGTCTGTCAGCGTCTAATTCAGATCCAATACCATCATTTAATGATGACCATATCTTTGCCCAAGATCCGAAGTTTGTAACTCCAGTTCCAGATCCACGAAGATACATGTTATCATTATCTGTGAATGCGAGTTGTCTGATACCACCAAATGATGCGTCAAAACTAGAACCACCTGCTCTGAATGTCAGAGTCATGTTTTTGGTTCCACCATCATTCAAACCATTTGCGCTATTGTTAACAGTGTTAGAAACAACGCCTCCTTGGAAGTTATCAGGAGATGGGTTAGAAGCTGGGTTATTAGTACCAGTAGACAATCTTAAGGTATTACCAGAAGAACCAGAAACACTAATATTGTATGTTCCAGCAAGTCTGTCCTGTGGAATTGTTCCAGTAAATAGGTTGGTAGCGTTCGTATAGTATTCACCTTGCTGTCCATCAAGAAGGTCAGCATCAAGACCTGAATCTGCACCAACGTCCAATTCAACAGAACCATTTCCGTTTTGTCCAACAATGAACTGAGATTTCTTAAATCTCGCAACACCAATTGTTCCATACAAGTCAGAAGAAATTGTTAGATCAGATACTCTCTGAACGTCTAGAGAGACGTTTGCAAACTGTTTGTTAACAGTGCTAATCTTAACAAGTAAAACAAGACCAGATCCACCACCAATTGCTGTAGGTGGAACTGTCATTGTGAAATCTGCATCATAACCAGAACCACCATCAGTGACAGTAATTTCTGTTATAGTACCTCCAGAAATGACGAGGTTCATCTTACCTTCGGTTCCAGTACCACCAATTATATCTTGATCAAAATACTGTCCGTTTGTAAATCCAGTACCACCGTTAGATATAATAGCATCCTCAACAAAGTTACCTCTGGTGAAGGTAGATTCAAAGATCACTGGCGATTCGCCACGTTCAAATTCAATAACAGTACCAGCAGCAATTGTTGAAACAACTGGGTTGTTCAATTGAATTGTTGTTGAACCACCAGTAGTTAAAACACCTTGTATGTTTGTATTTGGTTGTATACCAGATACGTTATTCTTAACTTCATGTCCTACAAGAGCATCCGCTAGTGTAGCGAAAACCATTGAACTGGAACCACTATTGCATGTAGAAGTTAACTTAGCAAAGTATCTTTTCTCTGCACCTTTAACAGATTGAACTGCTAGTGCAAAGTTCTGGTCACCTCTTAGGAAGGTGAATGAGTTTGCAGAACCACCAGATGCTAATCTGTCAGTTTCAATAGTACCAGATACAATCTGATTAGCAGCAATTTGGTTGGAAGATAGAGATACCCAGTTGAGGGAGTTAGAAGATGATGTATTAACAACCCTAGTGATGTTGATATCAACTGCAGGAGTGTCACTACTTTCAATAAAATCATTGTCTTCTAGTTTGATTCTATTAACAATGTCTCCGTAGAGTCTGCTTTCAATTAATGAATTTGCTGTAGCAGCAACACCAGATCCTGCAGGAGCAGCAATGTCTACATTTGGTGGAATAGTGTATCCTTTACCACCTTTAAATCCATTGAATACGATAAGATCAACTGCAACTACTTCACCGTTAGCAATAATAGCTGTTGCTTTTGCCTCAACAGATCCAGATTGGGGAGTACCACCAGTAAGGGTTACAGTTGGAGGAGTTGCATATCCACTACCACCATTTGTAATATTGATTTGGAATACAACACCTTGTCTGTATTCAGTTGCTTGCAAGCGACCATTAGTAATGCTACCAGTAAAGATGTCACCAATAGTAAATTGAAGTGTTGTATCAATACCAAATGATAAGAATTGACTATCTAAATCATTGTTTAGAATGAATGATGTAGAAGTATCTTGCTCAATTGCGATATCGCCAGCAAGAGCTCCTTCTAGTGCCAATCTTTCTGTTGAATTAGCAACTGTAAATACTTCAAATGGTCTCAACGCTGGAATCTGATCAACAGAAATCTTACCAGAATCAGTTAATTCTACGAGGTTTCTTGGAATAGCATTCGTGGAGAATGGTTTGTTGATATATGGTCCAAGGTTGTTGGTGATATAATCTTTGACTGCCTTTTGTGTGGGCAACTTGGAGTCGGTAGATTGAGCACCACCAAGTGTATTGGAAGCGTCAAATCCAGTAACAACAACGTCGCCACCTTTTAGTTTCAAGAATTCAACTTCAGAGATGGTAACAGTACCCGTGAAGGTAATAGCACCAGTTCTGTTTTCAATTCTTGCGAATGTACCAACTTTAAAGTCACCAAGTTCGTCAGTACCAGAAACGTATACACGTCCATACTGTTCAGAAACCTGTTCATGTGCCTCAACTTTAGTTCCACCGTTCTCAGGAAGAGCTAAGTAGTTAGTTCCTGAACCTGCAAATTCCCAAGTGTGTGAGGAAGAGTTAACGATAGATGGTCTGTGTAACTTGATTGTTTCTCCTTGGAGAGAACCAGGTGAAGTAACACTACCAGTAGAGATATTTGTTAGATCTAAAGTATCTCCAGTTCCGTTGTCAATAGTAAGTTGTGCTGAGAAAGGAGGACCAACTGTAACAGAACCAACAGCATCGACAAAGAATTCAATATCAGTATTTGTGTTTCTAAATCCATCAACTTTTACAACATAATGCTCTAGTGGTTCTCTACCTAGTCCAGTAACTGTTAGAATTGTTCTACCAGTAGGTGTGGAAGAAACGTTACTGATTATACCTTGGTCAAAGGAGTAACACTCTTCTCTATATCCAATACCGCGAAGAGCATAGATACCAAAGTTTGTAGCAGAGTTAGTGATGGATGCATAACCACCAGATTCGGCAAGAACACCATCAGAACAGAAGATAACAAAGACCGAAACTAACTGGGTGTAACCATCGTTAATGACCTTGTATCCCGTACCAGCAAAGGAGACAATCGTGAATGCCGCAGCAACCATCGACTTACCTTGGTTGGGGAACGATGCTGTTCCGTCCAACTCAAGACCAGGGAAGGGGCAATTAGGTTGCTTAACTTTAGAACCGTCAACTAGAGCACCACTACCACCCAAGAATGAAATTACAGAAGCGTTCTGTGTGTATGGTGAAGCTTCGATAATAGGATAGTCATCAAAATCAGCACGAACTGCCATTCGTGTATCGCTCTGATCAGTGATGAAGTTATCTGGATATGTTAGAATATCATTTGGATCAAATAGTGTTCCAAATGTTTTAGTAGTAGATCCAGGTTCTGTACCGTTAACAACGTCTACAGAATACTCAAGGATACTATCAAGTAAACCAAACGATGTATCAATAGAAGCATCTACATTTGCACATGTAGCTCCTGCGCCATCGTCTACTAAAATACTCCAATCCTCAAATTTGGGAATTGGTGAAGACATTGCAACATAATCATTAATTAGTAAAGCACTACCACTTACAAATAAATGTGTGTCAGTGTTACTTCCTGCAGCACCTACATTAACTTCAATGCTGGTTATACCAGCAGAACTAGTAGAAGAAATAATTGCAAATGATTGACCTACATTAGAATCAAAAATCTTGGGAACAGCATCATCACCGCCACCACCATGAGAACAGTTGAATACTAATCCACCTAGTTGGAATGCAACTCTAGATGATGCATTCTGTCCAAATCCTGCAGGAATGCTAGAATCTGGCATCTGAATAATTAGTTGTCCACCTACAGGATCGTAAGTTGCATTGCTAACTGTACGATTAAAAACACCGCCACCTTGTGATCCACCTAGGGACCAATTCTTAGCTGCATGTTTACAGTATAGTTTTGCTCTATCATAAGCATAACGAACATATGGAATTTCAGATACTGGAACACCAGTAAGAGTGCCACCACTAAAGTAAGATTCAGCAGCATCAACAATACCATTGTTACCACCAAGAACTAAATCTTTTACAAGACCTTTTAATACTAACTTAGTATCTCTAGTACACTTTCTCTCATTTACACTTGAATTATTAATTTCAGGGAAATTAACTTCAGTATCTTCATATGCTTGATCAGCAATCAAATCTGCGTTTCTAGCAATCAGATATGCACCATCTAAGTATGTGCCACTCTGATTGTTTGTGATTACATCACCCCAAAGGAATGCTAGAGTATCAATTGCAGATTTTACATCAGCACAAGCAGGAGTTCCAGCAGTTGTTGTAATTACAGTATCATCAAAATATCTTGGTACGGATGAATATCTCGGAACGTAGATGGGATTATTTGTAGTTCCATCATCTGTTCTCCAATTCCTCATTGCAAGAACACACAATCTACGTGCATATTCTACTGCACGAACGTTCTGTACAATTTCGTCCTCAATGAATGCAATTTTATCATTGACTATGTATTTTTTAGCTGCGTCAATAACATTGTGGTTAGACCCAAACTCAAGGTCTCTAACAATTGCATTAACAAAATGAATAACATCTTGACGACATTGGTCATCACCATCAGTTCCCGTATTAGAACCAGATGTGGGTGAACTATAAGATGGATAAATTTTAGTTCCTGCAGAACAAGAAATTTCAAGACCCGCAAGTTTTACAACGTCATCGTCTGCTAGAGAAGGAATAACTGTTCCTGTAGTTACAGTTGCAACACCAGTTACTGCATGATCGTATACAAAATCTGCAATATTATATGAAGTTCCACCAAATGTTACTGTACCAGTTGGATTTGTATTGTCATAAGCATTAGCATGGTCTAAAGTTCCAAGAAAAATCTTGAAATCATTTCCACTTATATCATATACACGGTAGTGATCTGTCTTAAACTCTTCATTGATTTGCCCTACAACTTCATCTGCAATAAACTCTCTGTTATTGCGTAGGAATACACATGCGTCTTGGAATCTTCTTTCTACAGGAGTAGATAATTTGAATGTGTTTGGTGAGTTTAGAAGTGATAGTGTAATAGCTTTGGAGAAAGATTTGGCAGTAGCAACTGTACCAGGGTCAAAGTTAGCGTCTGTAATTGCTGGTAACTTTTTAGGAATAACAAATCTTCTAGAACGTCCATCAGCATCTTCTAGAACTTTATAAATTCTTTGCTTGCCGTTAAGAACAGATAAATCTGGAGATGATGTTGGTAAACCTTCAATTAAAATTTCTTGACCATTTTTAAAATCATGGATATTACTTCTACCAACCAGTTCGTTTGTGTAGAATACAACACCACCTAGATCTTCCGAGTTACCAAACTGACCATTCTGGAAACCACCAGTTGCAATGCTTGGATCTCCTTGTAATGAGAAGTCGAGTCTCTGAATGGGAACTGAAGATGTAATATCCTCATCATAGGATACAACCTCACCTTCAGCTCTAATTGATTTTAGAGTTGTAGTATCAAAACTATTGACAGTGACGTTTCCAGCAAAAATATCAATGGTTTCTGTTTGAGTCGAATCCCAACTAGGTGAGTTTAGAATTGGTACAACTTCTACATCCCAATATGTTGGTGAGTTATCATCATCAATAGATTTTACTTCATAGAAACCTTGTGAAAAACTACTGTCATCAGTATCATCAAGGAAAATGTATGTACCAGGTGGGATTAGTGTATCAGGATCTGTAGTAGTTCTGAATGTATTTTCACCAACTGTCTCTGTAATTGTTATTGCAAGAGATGCTCCTTGCGAACCAGTAACAAGATAGTTAAAACTTTCACCTTCTAGGAAAGAACCACTTGTTAGTTGTACATCAACATTACCAGTTAAGAAAGATCCAACACCAACTGTCTGATCAAAATCAACATTAATTAGTTTTGCTCTAGCACCAGTGTTAATACCAATTACTTCTAGTCCACCTGTTAATGCCGATAGACCAGTATTCTCTTGGAAATTTACACGGAACTGATCAGGTCCAAAAATTTGATGACCGATTGGGAAGTTAACTCCAAAATCTCCATTGACTTCATTGTCAATGATGATTCTTTGCTTGTCATCGAAGACCATAGCAAAGTCCCAAGTCGCGACAGCATCACCAATAGAGTCAACTTGGTCACGATATGTCACACCAGTGACATAGTTTTTATCACCAAATTTGAAGATGTGCTTGCCAGGATTGGCAGGTCTGATAATTACTAGACGGAGGTTGTCACCAACAACTGATGCATCTGGTGGTAGAGAAATTGGGTTATCCTCTACATAATCACCACCAGAAACAATAAGGGTTTCCTTAACACCAACAGTTGCCCACGCGATCTGTGCTGCTCTCTTAATTGTACGAACAGGGTTAACTGCAGAACGACCATCATTTAAATCAGAACCAATTTGTGCTGAAACGTAAACACGACCACCAACGTCATTCGTTGCTAGGTTAAGGACGTATTCTGTAGTTGCAATCTTATCAGATCTATCACCTAGGAGAGGCGTGATTGATCTTGGGAATACTCCAGCAATTCCAGTATCGTTATATCCAAATGCATTTGTATCATTGGCACGGAAACCAATATGCTTGAATTGTACTTCACCATTTAATACAATACCATCCTTATGGTCGGGTGCTTCTGGACCTGTTTGTCCAGCATTAATTGCCTGGTAAACATTAGCACCAAAATATCTGTATGAATCCTTCTGAACAATAACATTAGCACCCCATTCTGTGCCTGTATTGTTCATAAATGTCTTCAGATTAGGAGCTCTGAAGTTCGTGTCAGGAGTAATAAAGTTTTCAATATCAAGGTTTAGAATTCTTGCCGTATCAGAAATGATAGACGTAGACGTTCTAATTGCACCATTGATATCAAGTTCAAAATCAACAGTATCAAGTACAGATTCAGCGGATGCACCACCACCATTACCACCAGTGATAGTTACACCAGGCGCTGTCGTATAACCAGAACCAGGGTTGTTAATTGCAATATTAACAACTTGACCGTTAAAAATAAATGCAGACGCTAGAGCTTGGACACCACCAGCTGGCGGTGGATCAATTGCTACAGAAGGTTCTGTAGTATATCCAGTACCACCTGATAAAATTGTAATTGCGTTTACTCGTTCACCTGTTCTATTAATACCAACACGAGGCAGAGCAGTGTTAGCATCTAACTGTGCCCTGATAATTTCCTTCTCGGCAGAACCCGTGCCTGATCGGATAGTAATTTCATCGTCGCCAATAAGGCGTGGTTTAGAACCCCTTACAAATTCCTTGTCAGAATTGATATTAAAACTCATGGTGCCTGCTTCGCTAACGCCTAGTTATTCCTTTTTATATTTAGCAATTACTGCCAATCAATAGATACAACTTGCGTAGATACTACCCATTTAATAATATTAGTTGTACCAGCTCTTGTAGTAGAATAACTAAAACGACCTGTTGCTCCTAAAGGTACAATATCCCATGTTTGTCCTGCGGGAATATCATCCTTAATTACCGTTGTCATACTAGAGAGAACAGAAACTAAACTTGCAGAATCTGAAAAAGCACAAGATTCAATCTTGGCAGCATAAACTACACCAGTTGGATTGACAGCAACAACATGTCCAGTGATGAAATTTAGAGTATTAGCTCCAATAACAATCTGTGTCCCAACATTATCTAACTGTAGTACAGCAGTGTTAAGACCTCTAAGAATATAATTTGTTGTGCTACTATCTGTAAACTCAGAGTTTTTAATCTCCAAACTGTTTAAATCTTTTGCGTTCCTAAGTTCATCTACTACCGTGGTTTTATCAATAGAAAATCCACCAGTAGAATCAAACTTTTCTAATTCAGTTGCCATTTTACTTCTTAGTGATTTGGGAGGTTAGGGTGATGTTGACAGATTGTGTATTTCCAATTCCAGCACCAAGTTCAATATTAATGCGAACTTTATTATCGCCAGTCACTTCAAAAGTTGGAATAACAAGTTGTTGACCAGTTCTTAGGTTGCCATACTCTGTATGAAAAACGTCTGTTCCATTATCTATAATACCAAACTCAATGAATTCTTTTTCACCTGTTGTTGGATTATGTGCAGTAATTACTGTTTTTGATCCAACTTCAATAGATGGATCGTATACAATAATACCACCAGTATTTGTTGTTCCTTTCAGTAAGGTTAAATCTTCTGTTCTGATTAGTAAGTCTTGAAGTTCAAACTCCTTCAACTCTCCATCAAAAATTTTAACTCCAGTAAATGCTCCAGTTCCAAATGTAGTATTAAAGAATACATCTCCTTGATTATCAAGTCTCAATACTGGTTCAACATATAAACCAGAAGAAAGACCTAGATCAAAGTATTGTTTTGCGGAATGTAAGAATGTAGTTGTAGCAGAAGTATTATCTAATGTTGTAGATGCTGCATCAAATGTAATTAGAGATGCTGTTACCTCTAATTCATCAGATGTCATTGATCTGATAGTATCTACAGTATAGAAATCAAGAGCAGTTGTAGTTAACTGAGCACTATTATTTCCATCGTTATAGAAATATAAAATATTCTCATTAGAACCAGGTGCAGTTTCTGGAATGATGTAAGTATTCTGGTCAACGTCTTTGACGCCACCAAGAGAACCCCAGTTAGCTCCGTCATAACCTTCAAACTGACTAGAGGTAGTGCTGAATCTAATACCACCCTGAACTGCAGATCCTCTGTCTCCATCACCACCAACTGGAATTGTTAATGTAGTGCTACAATTTACATCTAATCTTTTACCAGCATTAGGTTGTAAGACCAGATCACTAATATCTGTAGAGACCTTATTACCAAGAAATCTCAAATCACCACTAATAACAAGAGGTGTAGATCCTAGTGGAGAAATTCTAACTTCTTCAACTTCTTCAAATGTGATTGGAGCTACTGCAGAAGTAAACCACTCAAGTTGTGCAGTATTATTTACTACAGTTCCTGATGTATGTGTTGGTTCATTACCACTAGTAGAAGTAGTACCAGATCCACCAACAGGAACAACGTAAATGTTATTTCTCCACTTAACGTAATCTCCATCAGCAACAGGTGCATTAGCAATAAATTCTGTGTATGTTGGAGCAGTTGCGTTTACAGATCTAATTTTCTTTACATTTACATATTCATGCCAAGAGGGAGTGAATCTTTGTGTAACAACATTATCATTAACAAAATGTAATGTGTTGTCATTCGCACCTACAGTTAGTTCTGCTAGAATAAATGTATTACCATCTAGGTCACGAACACCACCAAGAGAAGACCAAGAAGAAGAATTAGAACTATAACCTTCATATTGATTTGTATCACTGTTAAATCTAATAGATCCATCTGCTGCTAAACCAGTAGGTCTTTCTGCAGAAGTACCAACTGGAAGCACAAGTGCAGTGCTTGTGTTTACCTTCGCAAGTCTTCCAGCAAAAGGTGTTAAATCTAAATCATAGTTGTTGAGAGATTCAATAGAAGCATCTTCAATTTTTAATGAATCGTTTGAATTGAATATAGTAGTTGTTTTTATCTCACCAGTAGTAAAGAAATTACCCGAAGTTCTAGCAACAGTAGCTACTGTGCCAAGTGTTACATCACCAGTTAGATTAATATTAGATCCTACGACAACATCTAAATCAGAAGATGAATTAACTCGCGATAATGAAATTATATCACTTGTAATATTTGGAGCACTTAATAAAGTTGGTACATTAGCATTAGTAATAGTTGCTGCTGGAGATACGAGATCGTTACAATTAATTTTTCCAGTTTCAACATCAAACTTAACTACATCTGAAACTGTAATGTTTACAAGTTCTGCTTGGAATCCACTACCAAATACTCTTGGATTATTAGCATCAACTGTAATGACTGCTTCATCGCCATCTTCACCAGCCATTTCAGGATGATTGGCACAATAATAATACAGTGGGTTTGGTGTATTTTCTGTAATTTTAATTTCAATGGTTGTTGCACTTACGCTAACACCATCGTTATATTCTACTCCAGAAAAAGCAATACTAATTGCTCCAGTTGCAGTTGGAGCAGGTGATACACGAACTGTGGTAGCATTAACAATTTCTGTTACCAGAGTATCTTCTCCCAATTGACCAGGATCATTTCCTGTCTCCTCTACTTTCATTCCTACTTGAATACCAGTAGTGCTGGTCACATTAATAGTATCAGCTGCAGCAGTGACCGTAGTTGTAAAAGGACTAGTAATATTATGAATTCCATCAGGAAATGCACTGAACTTCAATGAGTGACTGGTCATTGAAGCATCAAGATTAAACTTATATTTTTCTCCAACGTAGAAAGTAAAATCTGGATGTAAATTATAAGTACCAGGAACGTTTTCTATGTAATACTTTCCACCAGGTGGTCTAGCAACTGCAATAGTATATGTTGTAGTAGTTCCAACTTCTCTAATATCATCTGCGTCAGAGAAAGATGCACCGTTTAATAAAACATAATCAATATTACCACCAGTAGATTTAACAAAAGCTACTTCAAAAGATACACTACCTTCTCCACCACCATCAATCTCCCAACTATCACCAACAGTAAACACAGAAGACGAAACAGTTCCTGTAAATGTTAATTTTTGAAGACCTTCAGATTTGATATTATATTCAATAGGGTTAATTAGATCCGATGGATTTACAGTAAGTACATCACCAATTACATAACCAGTACCACCATCTATAATTGATAAAGTTTCTACTGCTCCAGTAGCACCAACAGTGTAAGTAAATGCTGTTGTTCCAACGCCCCAACTAGGAGTGAATGTTAAGTTTGCTTGGTAGAAAGAAGATACTGGTGCAGAAGCTAGTTCAATTTGAGTAGCATTTGGAACAGCAGTAATTGTAATATCATCAGCTGAAGTAGTATTTGATCCTGTAACAATCATTCCAGCAACTAAGTTTGCTGTACCACCAGGAATAGTAAGAATAGTTGGTGTAGCACTAGAGTATGTAATGTCTGCAGTACCAGATACACTAGCTGCTGTATCTACTTCAATTTCAGTGCCACTTGTAATACTAACTACAAGAACAGTAGATCCAACTGGAAATTCTCCAACAGATCCACCTTGATCAACAGCAAGAATCATTCCAGGAATGACTGCATTGGTTGATGAAGGTAATGTTACTGTCGTGCTTCCAGCAGTTAGGACAGAACCAGATGTGATATGTGTACCTGGGAGATCAACACCATTAGCAGTTTGTGTTACTGGTAGTGTTAAAACATCACCTGTGGTATAATCTGGTCCCTTTGTAATGCCATCAAATGTAAATGCACCAGCATCTGCAGTAACTTCAATCTCAAATCCAGTACCACCACCACCGCCAAGCAGTCCATCTGCTACCGTTAAAATATCTCCTTCTTCGTACTGGTTATTACCATTGGAGGAAATTGAAACATTGGTAATAGATGTTCCTGTAACTTCAACAATTGCAGTAGCACTGGAACCATTACCAGATCCACTTACATTTGTTAATGCAACACCAGAATAGAATCCATCTGCATATCCAGTACCACCTTGACTGACAAGAACTTCTAGTCCAGAAACAGTAAAATCTACCGCTGCGTCTGAACCAGTACCACCAACTAAAGAAACACCCGTGAACGAACCACTAAGATAACCAGCACCAGTTCCTGGTGTACCTCTAAAATAATCGATTTCAAATGTACCTACACCATTAGCACCAGATCCACCTAATAAAGGGACACCTACAAATGTTCCAAATTCATATCCAGAACCACGATTTATATCAATTCCACCACCAGTTGGAATAGATCTTCTTCTAACAATTTGATCTTTGTACAAGAGGAATTGAGTTTCCTCAATATCTAAAATATTTTTACCCCCTGAAACAAATCCAATAGTATTTGAAGTTGGTCTGTATAGACCCAAAGAAGGTTCATTATTAAATGCTAACGCTGGTAATGGTTTTGTACCATCACCTAATTTCAAAATACCAGTAGATAGATCACTACCACCTGCGGTAACATTAAAAATTGCTGACGCAATTTCATTAATTTTTACTCTTTGAGATTCAAAGGTATCAGTTTTTGCGACGTTAATTGCTGGCATTTTTTGCTAACTCTCGAAGTAGTGATTTGATTTCAGAGATTTCATTCTTCAACATATTTATGTCGTCCAACGCGGAACTCAACTGTTTTGACTTTCTCCTTGCAGATATTGCAGAATCGTTCAAATTGATGATGGCACCTGTGTTTTTGTCTCTTACGAGACCATCGTGCCCTTCTACTTTAATGTGGTCCATACGCGGAAATTAGAATGCTGCTACTGCTCGGATGTCCTGAATCTTAGGAACGTATGCTGGATCTACTCCTTTCATTACAATTTTGATTGCGAATGAAGAATATTCAGGTAGATTTTCTACACTATATTCAAGATCTTGATATGCAGATTGCCTCTCTACAATTCCAGAAATAGTATTTTCACTGGTTGCAATTTCAAATACATCGGGTTCTCCTTTTTCATTAAAGTAGATCCAATCGATGTCGTCAAAGTTTTCTTGACTGGATGCTCTCTTGTACTTGTAATACACTTCAACATTAGAAATGTCCTTAAGATTTGCCAAGAGGTGAACATTAATTGCAGTTGCTGGATTGGAAATAGCAACTTCTTTAGTTACATATTTGGCAGCGGCAGATCCATTCTTAGATGTATCTTCAGCAACAAAATCTAAACCATTGGTGTAAGTTACTTTTCCAACCTCAAGATATGCATTCTCGATATCTGGTTGGTTTGGATACTTAACAAAATCTCCCACACGGAAGATATCTGGTAGTTGATCTGCTGTAACAGCGTTTCTATTATAGAAAACATTATCAGTAATCTTATCAGTAAAGCTATTATTGATAGGATGAACATCAACCCTTAGAGTTAATTTCTGTGTTTTACTATTCCAGATAGTTGCCTTACCTGTAATAACATTGTCGTATGTATCCAACATAATATTTGGATTACGTGCTACAATTGTTGCAGCATCATCAATAGTTGTTAAAACTTGCGAAGGGGTGGAATCAACTACGACACTAGTTAAAGATAATTGATTTCCTAGAGTTACAGTTTCTCCTTTTTGGAAGAACTGTGATGTTTTGACTCTTACATAAACAGTATCTCCATCAACTCTTGCAATAGTTCCAGTAGCTTTAGTAGTTACACCTTTGATAGTTTGATTATCTTGAATTTCAGTAGCATTTTGTCCTGCAAGTTTAAAAGCATAAACTGGATAGAACTCAATAATCTGATCTCTTCTACCAAATCTATCTTCTTGACCCATAGCATTTTCAATTCTATTACTTACCGTTTTAACAGTAGCAGTAGAAAGATCAATCATTGGACTCAAATGAGATACATTGGATGATAGAGACATCTTATATCTTAAGGAATCTGACAAACTATTGAGTGTTTCATTAATGTCAGAAGCAATCATTTTCTGATTAGTAAAGAAATGCGGTTCATTCAAGAACGTTCTTTCGTAATCATCTTGTGAATATGAAACATAGTTAGTTGTGCTTGAATCTACTGGTACAACATTTGTAGTTTTGACTTCTGTTGATAAGGTAGTTCCTGTAAACGATAGATAAGAAACTTGTGGATATAGAGTTTCAAACTTTCTATTGAAAGTAGCATAAACATTATCGCCACCACCAACACCATTTCCAGCAGCTTGTCCAGCAGAGGAAACCGTATATACATCAACACCAGAGTTACTTACTTTGAATAATGTATTATTAAGGATACTGTCAGTAATACCTCCTGTCTCTCTAGCAGTTCTATAGAAAACATAGGACTTTCCAGTTGTCTCAAAACCATTATCTCTATGCTGCACTTTCAAGATAGAGTTGTTATTTCTAAACAACTTAGATGTTGAATTTGTGTTTGCACTAGCATTTGTTTCAAATGGGTTATTGTTTAACAACTCATAACCCAAACTAATATTCTTCAATAGAAGTTCTGCAGGTCTTGTAGTATTAAACTCAGCACGATACATAGTAAATTTAAGATCTTCAAAGATATCTTCAGTCCAACTTTCAGTATTCTGTGAACGATATACAGAACCTAGAGATGGTTGAGTTGTAATGACTGTGCTTGTAGCAATATCAGTTTCACCAAGTTTAGAAGACCATAGTTCATAATCAATAGAATCTGTCTCAACTACTAAGGCATACTCTGTATCATTCTGTAAATATACAGGGTGATCGAAAGCAAAATGTGTTGGTGTAGTAGATTCCGTAGCATCGCCTGAATCGACCGCTACACCCATTCTAACCGCTGGTGTGTCTATCTCGATAAAGGTTTGAATTTCGCACCCTCCAGCGCCATTTCCGACGCCTTTGATGACAACTGAAGGTGCCTCTGTATATCCAAAACCAGATAGTGAGATTTCAGCATTGTAAATTCTACCACCAGACACTTCAATACTTGCAGTAGCATTAGAACCACCAGGAAGTTGAGGACTTTCGATAGTTAAAATTGCACTGTCATAATTTAATCCAGTATTTGTAATTCTAATATCTGATAGTTTACCACTGTCTTTTGCAACAGCAAGAACAAAATCAGTACCATCAGTTGCATTAGCAAGAGTTACTGATGGAATAATTAGATCTTCATTTTGGTTGAAGGATCTGCCATTGTGGTTACTAAGAACTACAGTGTAAACTTGTTCATTAGTCAAACTATATCTACCAGATGCAGTAGCTACTAGTTCTACATTGTTCTTATCAAAGATTTTGAGAATAGGACCAGAAGCAGCAGAAGATGCACCAGTCACACTTTCTCCTTTGAGAACTGACATGTTTCCACTAGCAAAACACTTGAGGATTGTAGTTGGAGATAAAGTTTTCTCAGAACCAGGAATAATGTTCTTAGCAGGTTTTTCTGCATCGACATTAGTAATATATGTTTTAATTGGTACGTTTGTACTCTTTTTGCTAAAGTACAGATCAACACCAGTAATGAAACAACCACCCTCTAGATTTTCAACCTTAAATGTTTGAGCTAGTGGATTAGGTCTTACTGGATTATCAGTATTACTCTCAATTAACTGTACACCTTCATTTGATTTGAAGATGGATGGTTTTGTAGATACAATGCTTGGTGGATTTTCTGGTAAGATACCAGTAGCATAATACTTAACTTCAGTGTAAGTATCTACTCCAAGTTTATCTTCATTAGTTGAACTAGAAGTAAATCTGAATGTTAATGTACCTGATGTGAAATTTAACTCTTCAGCAGATGTATCGTATGGTATAGTATCAACATCTCCAGACCAAGTTGAATTTTCTAGTGGTGGTAAACCTGCAGGTAGAACAATTAGTCCACTTGCATTACCATATTCATCTGTAACAATAGATCCATTGAAAGCAGATAGAGAATTACCAGCAATACCAGTAAATCTCAAATCAGGATTTACCCAACGAGAAATATCTCTTCCTTCAAGGAAGACATAAACTCTTGTATTTGGTTTCATTCTGCCAATATTAAACTTGACAGGAACACTTCTAGCAAAGAATGATAGAGACGTTCCTACGATACTATTTCCAACACTCTTTGTCTGTAGACCTTTACCAACTTCATTGTTTTGTGGACTAATGTTTGAAGAACTTCCTACAGATGCAGAAGATACAGTAGTATTTGCAGAACGACTATTTACTTCACCAAGAGAATTAATAGTTGTAAACGAACTAGATGCACCAACCCAGTTAATAACAAAAGAGTTATGTAAACTAGATAAACTTTCTTTTACATCTGCCTTTGCTAAGAAAATATTGAACAGATCAGTGTTAGTATCTACAACTACAGGTTCAACACTTTGATCATACCATTGATCAATTGAAGGTGAAAGTCCACTATCACCAACGTATTGAAGAACAACAAATGGATTTGGATTTACTTTAGAAGAAGCAAAACTATTACCCAACAAAGAAAGATGCTTATATGGCAACGTAATCATGTTACCAGTTTTCTTATATCCAGAAACAGTTCTTTGATCTTCTCTGATATTTACTTCTGTTAAAGTAATAGAATCTTCTTTTGATTGTGGTCTTAGTACAGATTGTTGTGAATCAATAGCACACCTGTAATCTAGAGATCTGAGATTACCTACTTTATGTGCTTCAAAGTTATCAACAAAAAATCCAGATTTAAATCTATCAAGTCCAATCTCATCCTTAACTTGCATATTAAGAGCTTGCTGCTCTAGGATGCTAAGTGTGGTATAATACTCAAGACGTTCAATACGCTTCTCTAGTTTACCGATGTCACGCATTGTGTAACGACGGTTATCAACTGGATTAACCCTTACATCTTTACTGGTAGTAGTAAATGCGGGAACGTAAGCATAGAATAGAGGTACAGCATCCTCGATAGGATCTGGTTTGGATGGATTAAGAGAAGAGTTACCTTCCTTAACGATAAAGTTTCCTCTCTTATCTAAGAAGATACCATCAATACGATCTAGATACTGCTTCTGACTAAAGGAGAATGTAAACTCTAGATTTCTATCTGGAGCAGGAGTGCTAGTAATAACGGCACCAGCACCAGCAAAAGATCCTTCTGTGACTTCTAAAGATGATGTATCAAGGAAACCAGGAATAATTGCTTTACTATCTACTTTTGGTCTAAAGTCAATAACATTCTTAAGTTCTGTAATACCTAGAACAGAAGAGTCAAAAGATGGAATTTCATCTTCAGGAATTCCTGCTTCATGTAGATAACTATCAATAGTGCAGAAGTCACCCTGAGAATGCTCAAAGTAATCGAAAGCAATGACAAGTTGACCTGTAGTTGCTTCAAATCCAGGTTTTAAAACAATACGAGAAACATCATAGATTGTATCTCTCTGTCCACTATCAAACGAATATCTGCTGGTTACATCCGTTCCAGAAATTAGGTTTCCAGCAGTATCAATTTGTGGTGGTTGAGATGAAGTTCCTTCGTAGACATACTTGAGTTTAAATGCATCAGAGTATGATAGAATTTCTACAACCTCTGTATCGTAATCAGTACCTCTTAAGGGTACAACACGGTCACCAGCAGATGTAACTGTAATTCTCTTATTCCTAACTACAGTTTTTAATCTTGGTTTTGCATTAGATACTTCTAACGTTGCCGTCAACTTAAGTTTAGGGAACGTTCCATTAGTAGGAATAGTTCCAAAATATGTTGATGGTAACTGTAAACTAATACTACCAGAAGTAAGACCACTAGCTGTATCTGTAGAAGAACTAACTTCCACAACATCATCTGCAATATAAATGATATCACCCTTTATAATATCAGGTGCATCACCAGGATCCAGAACAGTAATAATATAATTTTCTTCACTAAACAGTGCAAATCTTTGTGTGCCAAATGGTAACTGCGCTGCAAACGTAATAATACCACCACCACTAGATGCTGTAGTTACAAAATCTCTACGGAAGAAATACTTGATCTTAGTATCATCGTTACCAGCAGAAATTCTAGAAACTTGCTTACTTCCAGTTGGATATAGTAGTGTGCCACTTGTAGAATTGGATACCTTGGGACGCAATCTTACAATACTTGCATTTGTTACTGCTCCTGGTAAAGCAGTATCTAGATAGATTCTTGACTTATACGCACCTTCTTGTTTTGTACCATATTGTACAATTGCACGAACTAAATTGTTATCATCATCAGAGAACTGAACTAAGTCACCCTGTTGGATAGCTTTGGATGCATCAGCACTGAAACTTGTAGATTCTAAGAATACAGATCCTTTTGATCCAAAGAAGGTGTAATCTGTTACGGTTTTAATTTCAGAATACTTCTGACTATCAACTACAACATCGGCAGTAAATTTATTTTCTTTGCCTGCACCAAAACTACAACCAATAGATTTTACATTCTGTGGAGTGTAAGTAGTTACTGTATCTCTAAACAAAATTGGTACAATACTTGCACCAGCACTTGCTGGTCCAGCAGCATCTGGATTCTTTGCAGTAACTGCAGGTGGTTGTGCATACTCAATATTAACAGCAGATCTGCTAGCTACGGATGCTTTATAAAGTTTACCATCTGCAGTTTTCTCTATATTAATTTTAGAGGAATCATATTCAAGACCATTAATTAATAGAGATACACCATCTGCATATCCTAGTCCTCTGTTTGCAACAATAAAATGAGAGATAGTATTTTCTCTAGCAATTCTTACAGTATTGCCATCTTCATCTCTAATTGTTTCTCCAGACAAGAATCTACCAGATAATGTTGTAATAAACAATAGGTTACTGGTAGTATAGACACCTGCAGGTGTTCCTTCTACAACGCCATATGCTCCGCTTTCAACACCAAAAACATATTTACCTGCATCATATCCAGCAGGAATACTTTCTAAAATAATTTTGGTGTAAAACTGTGGGTCAAAATAAGAGAATCCAAACGTTGCATTGTATGCAGAAGTTCCTGCAGCTAATCTTCCTCTAGAAAGAACAATGTCAGAATCAGAGTTAAAACCAGAACCTCTATTTTGTAGCACAAAATTACTAGGTTTTGCTTTACCAATGACAGGAGTAATTGTTGGTGAATAGTCAACAATAAATCCAAATTCATCAGAATCTGTTGCAGCTTCTGCTTCTGATAAGAAAATTTTTCTTAGGTAGGCAGGATCTGATAGATCATACTCAAGTAACAATAGTTCTAGTTCATCTTTACGCCCAGATATAGTCAATTCCAAATACTGAACTGACGGAGAAGAGTTGACTAAAGGTTTTGGTGTTGTTGAGAATGCTAGTGTTTTGAAAGATCCAATGGATGTTGGAGATCCTAAATCACTTCTTGTCTTGATATAATACAAAGTTCCAAATGTAGTTTGGAACGTTGCATCAGATACAGCACCAATAAGTTGAGTTGTACTTGTAATTTGTAGGGTGATAGTTTTAACACCATCGGTAGGATCAAAAGAAACACCTCTCCTATCGACAGTTTGCTTATGATCTGAAGTTAATTCAGTATCATTTAAACCAATAGAACCATCATTGAAGGTAGAATATAAAAATACATCAGGATATGCAGTTAAGTCAGATCCTTCTTTATTCAAAGGAACACTACCATATACATTAGTAATACTGTAAGATGGCAGACCTCTAGTTTTTAGAGTTACATTATCAGAAGATAAACTTTCTCTTGCTTTATTAATTTCTAGATACTTAGTTTCTTTGGTAACGATTTCATATCCTTTGATATATGCTTTACCAGGACCGATACTAGCAACCATTTTCCTGGATGCTTCATCAGCGGTTAGATTATTGTAAAGACCAAAGTCATCTGCACCATAGAAACCTCTGTTTCCATCTTTTTGTGCCCACTCCCTAACATCAACATCAAATGTATCTACAACATAATCACCTGATTCATCAAAGGTTCTACGTGCTAGAGTTTGCTCAATAACACTAAAATCTGTAGAAGATACTTTACTCTTTACTTGTCCCTTTGAAATGGTTAGTAATTGAATAAAGTTTTTATCTGTAATTGCATTTAGAGCAAACTCTTTCAAACTCAAAGAGATTTTAAGTCGATGTGCTCCAGGTGCAGTGTAGTTAGAAGAACCAATTGCATTATCATATAGAGATACATCTTCTTCTGGAGATACAATCTCTTCTTTAATAGTAAAACCAACCTTTGCAGATGGTTTGTCGTAATATTCTTCAATGACCAATAGTTCTTGGTCACAGCGAACAAAATAACCATTAACAAAGTAAATACCTTCTTCTACCTTAACGGCAGAACCAAATCCCATTGCAGGACTTTCTAATGAAGTAGTTTCATCAGTGTCTGGATTTGTTACTTGAATACTAGTGGGTAGAACACTACCGTCAGTACCAACAACTAGAAGTGGTGTGTTGACACCATCAACAACTTCTAATGTTTCACCTTGACGGAATGTAGGTTCTGTATTAGAACTACCACTGTTAATGTAATTTACATATAGTGTGTCTGAAGTAGATTCTGTTGCTAATTTTGTAGCAAGAATTGTAGCTTTAACTCCAGAAGTTAAACCAATCAACTGTTGTCCGATTAATTGGGAGATATCATATTTTTTATATACAATATCATTTCCTTCATTGACAGCAACTTCAGAAACAGATGATAGTTTAACATAATCTAATTTTGTGTTAAGACCAACCTCACCAGGGATAACTAATTCCCCCTGCTTGAAAGCATACTTACCAAAACTTTCAACCTGATTCTGGAGAATAGATTGAACCTGGGTTAATTCTCTACCTTGAATTGAGTAACCAGGACGGAATAGGATTTTATAAAAATTCTTACTCGCATCAAAGTCCTCGTAGTAAGGGCTTACATTAAGGTTTGTCTTCTGTGGCATCGTTTTCCGCCAAATACTAGCATTCTTTGTCCTTAGTATTTATAGAGATAAAAAAAATCCCCTGAGGTTTCTCAAGGGATTTGAAGTTATTTATTTGTGATCAGAACTCGATGACTAGTTTGATGTCTTCAATCTGGTCAGGCGCACGAGTGATTAGTCGTCTGTTCTCAACATAGATGACGCTACCAGAGTTATTTTCGATTTCTGGATTAGCAAGACCACTTGCGAAAGTGGCACCTAGTAGTGGAGATCCAGTAGTAGTGTAGGAAGTGTCAACGTTACCAGAAGCAGTTGAAGTTTCGCCACTGACAGCATTGGAACCATTAGATTCAAAAGGTCTTACAATACCCTGATCTGTGTGCTCGTCATTAGTTTGGATGTACTTAAGAACACCAGCAGTTGTAGAACCAGTGTCTAGTGTCCAGGAAACAACTGTACCATATGCAGTACCACCAGTTACAGTTTGTTGAATTTTTTCATCAACAGAGTAATCTGCATTAGCACTATTAATCTTCAACGCTCTTAGACCAGAACGAGTATCATTAGTTGCAAATGTTGTTGTTCCAAAGTCATATGGATCAGCAATGATGCCAATACGACGGAAGTCGTTATCAACAGGGAAGTCACCCTGACCTTCAGAATAAGTAAGGCGGATGTTAGTCATAACACGCTTACCATTGAGTTCTACCTCATGGTCAGAACCATGACCACCTTCAGGAGGTAGTACAATTTCAATAGCACCAACAGCAGAAGCACCAGTTGTGACTGCAGTGCTTAGACCAGCTTCCTCAAAGAGATTGCCGTTAGTTAGAAGAACATTAGCATAAGTGTAACCTGAACCACTTAAACCTGTTGCAATCTGTGCAGATGTAATAGTACCAGAACCATTAGTTACCAATTCTACAACAGCACCTGTTCCATCACCTTTAACACTAGTGTATAGAGTTTGTGATGCGGGAAGACCAGAACCAGCGTTCTCGATCAAAGCAACATCACAAGAACCGTCAGTAGCAAGAGCTACAGTTGCTTGTCTAGAAGCATTAGAAGGAAGAACGATTGGCATGAAGTCCGAAGAAAGGAACTTCAGTACATCATCAGTTGGGATGGTGTACATATACTTCCAAATGTAACCAGCACCAGTTGTTTCAGTGTAGATACCAGTAGCAGAAGCATAGTTAGCACCACCTGTGCTTGGTTCTTCAGTTGCGTTCTGTCCAGTGCTGTTAGAAGGATCTTCACCGTTGTAAAGACACTTAAATACTTCATACTGAGAGTTCATTACATAGAACTTAGCATCAGCGATACTATTTTGACCTGTTGCGGTTTGCTTACCAATTTGACCACCGCCACCTGGAGTAGCAGAGTAGTCAGGCTTCCACATGTCGAACTTAGGGTTAGCAACTTGATCCCAGTTGTAACGACGGATAACAGTACGTGCAAATGCGTCAGTAATACGCTTAGCAGCGATCAACTCGTCATATAGTGCTCTCTTTTCTCTCTGATTGTCAAGAGGAAGGGGTGGAACGTCTTCTGTAGCGTAACGATATACGCCAGATACTGCTTCGGCACCTGTGTCGGATCCGCCAGCACCACCAGTTCTACCCTTTAGAGAAGAATTAATAGGAGGGGCAGAGTTAACACCGTTGCTACCAAAAACGTCGGTCAGAAGAAGGGCACTATCATAAACTGCAGAAACGGTGGCGCGGAAAGCAGTGGAACCATATGTTCCAATATAAACTTCGTTGCCTACGGCAAACGCCGTGGAATTTTTAGAGTGAACTTCTAGGTACGCTTTCCAAGGTTGTGGGCGACCCACAAAGAAATACATTCGAGAGCGTTCCGCACTGGTATCGTTAGGACCTTCAGTAAGGGATTCTAGAAATTGCTTCGCGTTAAAGATGCGAAACTTATCAGAGATAATAGCAGCCATTTGTTTTCTGTTCCGACGTAGGGTTTGTGCCTGAGTTATTTATATTTATACTCTATTTAGAAAATTGCAAACGGAACTAACTCATGACCGTTAGCAATTGAGTTTGTACCTCTAATCAAGGTACATCCAGTGAATGATGTAGATGTTTTGCCAGTATACTTAATAACAGTCCCACCAGTAGTAAACAAGTATCCATCATTAGGGAAATAATTTGTATCTTGAACAATGATGTTTCCACCAATTGTCCCTGCGGAGGAACTAATAGCAACAGGATTCTGGATAGATGGCGGCATTATATTGAATTTATCACCAGCTAATGTATAACTGGAATCCGCTCTCTCTGTAAAATCTTCAATGGTTAAAGATCCAAAGTAGATATTCATTTCTTGGATTGTCAATCCAGAAACATTAGATGCACCATCATCGAAGATACCATCAAAATGACTGATAGTATGTCCTGCATTAGTTTTGGTGTAGTTTCCAATATATTCAACAACTGATCCAGAAAGCAAGTTAGTAACAAGAGTTTCTGTTGAATCTCTCCTTACAGCATAATAATTACCACCAACGTCAATAAGATCAACTTCAGAATCATGTCCTCCATTTGTATTACCAGCTCTAACAGGAAGAGGATCTGTTAAGAACACTTCTTCTTCGTAACCATCAACCACACCACCTGGAGGTGTAAACAGTAGAACTTCTAACTGATTTTTTTGTAATATAAATTCAGTTTGAACTGTTTGCAATTCATTCCGAACAATTGTTTGGTTATGAACTGTTTGAGTCGATATAACATCATTTAAAGGAGTTTCTATAGTAGTCGCAACTCTGGTTGTTACTTCAGATATAGAATCTACAAATAATTGTTGTTGTAGATCAACTTCAATATCCGTAGAAACAATTACCGTTTGCCTATCGATTACAATTTGGTAGTTAGATCTTTGCTCAGTTCTTCCAGTTACTGCACCACCACTTACAGTTACCAACTGAGATGCAGATTCAATCTGAGCAACACCAACAGGAGCAACAGATACAAGTTCTGGAATCTGTCGTAAGAATGTTCCTGCGGTCCAATCCTTTTCAGTAGTTCCTCTTCTTGCTCTAATAATATTAATAAACCTATCAGAGAGCTTCCTGTTGTAAGATACAACCTCATCTCCAATCAATAGGAAACCAGTTCCATAGAATTTAGATGTATCAGGAATATAAGCGATATAATCACCAATATTAAAGTCAACATCAAGATATGCGGCATTCTCAAAGTAGTTGACATTAGACAACGCATCATTGGGAATTAGATTCTGAATGGTGGTTGTAATTGCTTTACTTACTGTAGAGATAGAATTAACAGTAATAATATCTTGAATTTCTGCAGAAACAACAGATGCATTATGTTGAATAAGTAATGCATTCTCAATAGGTTGTGTTTCAATAAAGAAACCAAGTTCAACAACTCCAGGTTGATCAGAATCACCTGGCATATCAAATCCATCACCAACTATATTAGATGTTGGTAATCCAGTTTGTCCTGTTTGAATTACTGCTTCAATATCACGATCAACGTCTGCTGGACTTTGTAAATCTACAGAAGAGTAAGAGTTGACACCAGCTAATCTGTTGCCTAAAATATCAATAGTAGAAATTGCTGTCATTCCAGAAGTTTCTACATATGGATTGATAGCAACATTGATAATTGATACACCAATTTCTCTTTCAGATAGAATATCAAACTGCCTAGTTGTAATAACTTTAGGAGCAGTAGTATATCCATTACCACCATCAATCAGATCAACACTGATTACTTGACCCTTACTTACTAGAACATTTGCTCTAGCACCACCACCATTACCGTCTAAAGATTCAAACTTAAGAACAGGTGGTGTGTAATACTGATATGCAGTAGGTTGTGTAATAGGATCATAACTACGCTGGTTCCATGTTAATTCAGTAACAGATCCATTCTCAATAGTAGCAACTACGGATAGACCTTCACCTCTCGTGATTCCAGTGTATCTTTCAACTGATATTGTACCAAAAATATCATCAGTAGTTTGCTCTCCATCTCTACCATCCTTACTGGTAGCTTCCTGAGGCAACTGTTTAATATTTCTAAATCCTTCTTCTCCGTCTACACGAATTTTGTCACCACTGGACAAATATACAAAAGGTTGTTTGTATGTCTTTCTGAAGAAAGTTCCATACCAAAGAGCATTGTCATCTCTAAGAAGTTTTCTGTTATATTCGTCTTTCTTGAATACAATAGAAACATTGGAAATATCACTATCGGTAATTGTATAAGTTCTAGTATACTTACCTTTTACAGCAAATACATAGTCCAAACCGTCGATGGGAACAGGGTTTTGACACTTAAGATTGAATTGTGCAGTTCCACCTGATTGTCCTCCATTTGAAAGTTCACCAATTACATTATATGTTCCATCAGATTTTATTTGCCACACATGAATAGCAGAACCAATAGCATCTCCCATCCAAGAATACTTAAAGTATTCATCGAGAATTGATTGGGAACTATCAAATGTAAATTCTCCTTGTGCAAAATACGTGTCTGGAGAATAATCATAGATGTTTAATACTTGTCCAACATCTCTACCGTAAAGATATCTAATGTCAATCTTCATTTCCTTTTTGATAGGAACATTGAAAGTAATGTTAGGACCAGCTACTGAATAAGAATATCCTTTTCTCTGTAAAACTCCATCCAAGAATACGTATAGAGCATCTTCTGCTTCAATACTTTGTACCGTGTAATCTTCTACATCTAAAATTAAGAAAGGACCATTCCTAACATCATTGACTAGATTATAATCAATAGTAAGTCGTTTGTAATTACCAACTCCAATACCAACTACTTTTTCAACTGCCGTTGGTTCGCCAATAGTTTTTGCACCAATGTCTTGATCCCAAATGGGAGCAACATCAAATTTAATTAAGTTTGGAATTACAGTTCTATCAATAAAATATGAATCCTCTAGAGGATAACCTTGGGTAAACTTGGGTCTTTGTAAAACAGCATTTAAAGTCAAGAATAGATTTTCATCATCTTCTGAATTTACAACAGAACCATCATCCCAATATAATTCAAATTCTTTAGTTTCACCATCAACATAATCTGGAAGTGATCTTGTTACAGATTCTTCTCTAAGTACATCATCCAAATTAGTATATAAAGAATTAAGAGAAGCAATTACTGTGCTGCATTCCTGTTGTGGAAGCAGAGGATCCATCAAAATATTATAATTTGAATATGTTAGAGTAGGAGTCCAATTACCGCTTCTATTAGGATTTTGTTTTGTTGCCTCTACAAGTCCTTTTCCTTCAGTTAGAATAGTATTAACGATATCATGATATGTGTTTAGAGCACTCTCAACTTCTGCACAAACAGGACTTACTGAATCAACTAGAACATTTGGATCTGTAACAGCTCCTTGGTTCTTCATTGCAATAATCATTAGATCTTTTGCATATTCAAATGTAGCAACTGTTTCTGCTAATTGATAATCAATATAATATAGTTTCTCTCCATATGGATATTGATTGTTTCTATAGTATAGTTGTGCAGCATTAACAACTTTTTCATTACCACCAAACTTGAGGTGATAAACATAAGCGTCTAAAATAAGACCAATATCTCTAGCACATTTTGTTTGTACATCGTATGTACCACTAGGAGCAAAACCACTAACAGTAACGATTGCATTTGGAACTAAGTCAAAATCACCTGGTTCAACTGTATTGATTTCAGTAACTCTACCTTCATCATCAAGTTCTGCTTTAGCAGTTGGTGTAAACTGATAAGGACCACCAACCCAGTTTAAATTAACTTGTACTGTCTCTGGATCATAACCATAACCACCATCAAGAACATTGAAGATGATTTCTTTTTTGACATCACAAGTTGCATCTAATTCTGTTGTTGGTGTCCAAGTAATACCGTCATCACCAGGAGTATTAATTCCACGAATGTAAGCAATTGGTGTTGAGAAATCAAAGTCGCCTTCTTCCGTAATCCAAATATTAGTAATCTTTCTACCGATAGTAATATCTAGAGTTGCCTGCACACCTCCAGCAAGTGTTGGAGGTCCAATATTAATTACACTATCACCTTCATCATTAAAAAGTTCTTGCTCTATTTGTATATCATTGATTTCAATAAATCTCTGGAGAGGAATATATTCTCTATCATTTTCAATATCCCATAAATCAATAGAAGTAACTTCATTATTAACAATTACTGGAGTTCCTCTTAAACGACCTGCTAAGTCACCACTAAATGTAACTTCTGGTGGATTTGCAGGATCATAACCAGTATTTGCACTCATGACCATCTGTCGGATCCATCCAACACTATCCAATTGAGCAGACATCTCATAACTAATTCCAGTTTGATTAGCTGGATTTACTACAGTATTTTCTGCTGGGAAACAATATAAAGTTGGTGCATGATTGAATACATAACCATCACTTTCTTTAATTTTTACAGCACCAATATCCAAACTATATTTTGTGTATAAGTTTGCAACTGCGTTTTGTCTAGTGCTATTAGGATCTTCCCAGTTTAGAGTAGGATAATTGTTTTTTGCCCATGCTATGGAGTTACCAATAATATCTGCTCTATTAGCAGTAATTAAACTAGCACCATCATAGAAAGTACCATTATTAAGTCCACTCCACGAGAATGTTGCTTGATCAGTTCCACCAAAAGAACTAGCTGCTGTTACTGTAGAACCAGGAGGAATATCATAAGTATCGCCGCTAATAACTCGACCAGTATTCGTTGGTAGTGTTGTACCACCAGCTACAGCAGTTCCAGATAGATCTGTGATTCCAGCTGGCACACCACCACCGCCTGCAGAGTTTGCTAATGCACTACTACTTAAAGTAATTTCAGTTGCACTATCAATCGATACAATTTTTGTTCCTGCTGGGTAAGATCTACCAGAACTAACAAACATGCCAATAGCAACATCCTCAGTGGATGTCAAGGTCATTTTATTTGTTCCTTGAATGTAGGTTACAGCAACATCAATATAATCCCAGTTACGAACAGCAAGTTTTGCTAATCTAGTTGAATATGAGAAGATAGAACTAGATGGAGTTTTATTGTTTTGGATGTAAAGATAATCATCATCTTGATTGAAGATAGATGCATAATCAATAGTTTTGATGTTTCCACCAAATCTAATATCATGTTGATATGCATCTAAGATAGCTCTGATATTTCTTTCATAATCATCTTGCTTAGTTGCCCAATCTAAAGATGGATAAGTTTCTTTACCATAACCAATAGTTTCATTGATAATAAATTCGACATTCCTTTCAATTTGATTTGCGGAATCAATCCATGTGCCACTACGCTGGAAAATGTTTCTTAATTTTCTTAAGTGCTTAGTATTGTATTGATCATCCTTAAACTGGAATATCTTACCATAGAAAGTAACACCTTTATAATCAGAACCAAATTTAGATCCATCTCCTAATGGAGGATTGGCAAATGTAATCTGATCGCCACTAATAGTATAAGCAACTTCAGGTTCTTGAATAACACCATCAAGAGTTACAATAACTCCTTTAGCTGATGCAGGTGTGAATGGTGTACCTAAATCACTAAGAATTTGGAATGTTTTAGTTCCTTGTAATTTACCATCAGTATCATAGTAACCATCAAATGCACTGCCAAGAGAAAATTCTAAAGCACGAACTTCATTAAATAAGAACTCACTACGTGCTGCAGTACCAACTCCTCTACGAATTCTAGTATTCTCTACTTTTTGAATAGTTTGAGTAAGTATCTGCTTAGTGCTCTCAACTGTAATTCTATTTTTATCTGGATCCCAAAGTTGTACAACACTGAAATGTGATGCCTTTGGCATTTCTGCTGGCATTTCTGAGCTAGCAGTTCCTTCTACATCAACCTGACCAAATAACTTAAATCCTGCAGGGTGTGTAGTAGATTTAATTAAATCACGCCACTGTTCAATAGATGTTTTTGATTTAACAACATATGAATAATCTTGGTAGAAGAAGCTATCAGTAATTTTTTGGTTTGATACACCAAGTTTACCTTTGTCTGAACTATAGAATCCCAAGTTATCATAGAAACTATTAATATCTTCAGCAAAGGTAGTTACAAATACAGATTTAACTTTACCATATACATTAGATAGAATTGATTCAACATTAATACCCTTACGTATGATACCTGTAGTATTTTTAATTTTTAATAAATTTGAACCAAATCTCCACTCTGCTACTGTTCCTCGGAACACTACAACATTATTAATTTTTTGAACTACTTGTTCACCACTTTTAAAATTGCCATTAAAGTTTGTTAAAGCAAGAATATAATTTGAACTGAATGTGGATGCTACAGTTTTGTCTAAATGGAATGCTCCACCATTTGTAGTAATGTTTACACTACGAGGAACACCAATACTAGTGCTTTCAACATATGCATCAACTTCACCTTCAACAATAATAATCTCTGGTGCATAAGTATAACCTCTTCCTGGTTTCTTTACAGTAATAAATGAGATTTCTCCATTTCTTACGAGAACTTCAAAAATAGCATCAGATCCATCAGCATCAACAACAAATACTTTAGGATTTACATAATTCTGTCCGTTGTTTGTAACTTCTACCCCTGTTATAACCTGAGAATCTACATCAAATAAAACTTTAGCAGTTGCTCTATATGGGGTGGTAGGATCAGCACCAACAATAACAGGAACTTTTTTGTAGTTCAGTCCTAAGTTGACAATACCTATCGAGTTAATCTTTCCGATAGCGAACTGACCAGTAGTAGTATAAGAAATGGTTCCAGAACCGTCCCAGAGAGGATCGCTAGGAACATCATAAACAAAACGAGTGGGCGTAACATAGTTTACTTCTTTAACACCTTGCAATGGATCAGTAACAATTCTGAAATATGCTCCATTAGAAGTAACTACATTTTTTCTATCAAAGTAATAGAAGTTAGTAAAATCAGTTCCCACTTTTGTCTGATAGTTGTTACCAGCAAGTCGTGAACCAAATCCAAACTTGACATCAGTAAATGCTCCTGGGTTACCAGGGAGAATTGTAGATTCTAATTTTTCATCAGTAATTAAGTTATAGTTGTTACTTGGACTAATATCAAAATATGTTCCAGTTAAACTAGGATGTGATGTATCAAAGCTATACTTGTAGAACTCTTGTAAATCAATATTTGGATTTGCAACAAAGTTAACGTTGTCTGTTGAGAATTCAAATTTGTATTCAATTTCTGTAGCAGAGTTAATCGATACTAATCTTTGAGGTGTGCTAGAATCAAAGAAACTAGAACTTAATACTAATTTGGTTGCATTGGATATTAATGTACCATAATCATAAACAATTTTAATTTTTTGTGTGTCGGGATCGTATGATTGGATGTACCCAGAATTAGAACCATCAAAAATTTGATAGTTAGCAGCAAAATTATATCTTGGTTTGTAAATTGTTACTTCTTGCTCATCAAAATGATCTACATCTTCAGTACCCTCTTCACCTCTGGATACAATAAATTCATTTCCAACAATATTTTCAATTTTAATAACTTCTTCACCAATTTTGATTAGATCTCCAGTTGCAAATCCTAAAGAACTATCTACAGTAATTTTAGTACCACCAGAAGGAATACCAACATGTCCAACATAGATGGTAAATCTTACTGTAGATACAGAAGCAGCAGATCTTACTAGAGATTCATCATCAACACCAAGATAATCTCCTCTTTGATATCCAATACCAGTATTTTGTAATTGAATATCAGAAACTATACCAGCTGCAGATACAGTGAATGTAGCAGTAGCTTCAGTACCTGATCCACTAGTAAGGGGAACATTAGTATACGTTCCAGGAGTATAATCAGCTCCACCATTTAGAACTTCAAAACGACCAATACCAGTTGAGTCAATTTTAGTTTTACTCTTAGGTGGTACTAATGTTGCTTCTTGATATAATCTCTTTCTCAGATAATAATTTTTAGTTTTAATTGCATCATCAGGATTAATATCAATTGTTACTTTATCACCGATACCTAATCCATGTGGTGTTGATGTCTCAATCAATGCAACACTTTGATTAACTTCAAATGGATTCAACCCATCACTAAGTGAAGTGATACGAACTAATTGAGTTCCAGAAGTATTAAACAAGTTACTTGACTGGAGGAAGTAGTCATCATTAACAATCCATGTTCCACTAAGGACCTTAATCTCTACTACATTTTGACTACTAGTTCCTTCTAGAACTTCACCAGTAGCAACAGGAGCATTGATACCATCAGTTAAACTTAATACTGCTCCTTTTGTGTAAGAACTTCTCTGATCGAGAAGCATAGTGAAAGTTTTAATAGTTGCAGAGAAAGTTCCAGTTTCATCAAATGTACCATTAACGTTTCTTAGTACAATTGTATTATCATTCTTTACTGTACCGACAATAGAACCAGAAGCACCAGATGATGGTTGATTCAGTGTGTCATTAGCAAATAGATATGCATTTTGAATAGTTGTTAATCTTACAACTTTATCTTCCTTGGATTCTAGATAGTTTACAGGTTGTCCAGTAACAGAAGATACAATTGCTTCTACTTCAGATCCTTCTGTGCCTTTGTTATCAAATCTAATTTTAGAATTGATGGAGAAGTTAGGTGAAGTATCTTCTACATTAATTGCTTCTACATTTCCTTGTCTTACCTCTGCAACCTGTGCAATAACACCTTCACCATTTCTCTGCATTCCAGGTTGGTAGAATCTCTTCGAGTTCTTAGGAACTTCATTCTGACTGATATTGGAATTGTAGTTGCTATCAACTGGTAGGGAGTAGAAATTTTCTCCTAGAATGTATGGGTATTGCGGTACTTGATTGCTATCAATAGTAAGGAAATAAGCATAAGTTCCTTTCGGAAAGTCGGGGGTAACTGTAAATCTTCCATTGTTTTCGTCTAACGTGCCACTCTTATGAGTGTAGGTATAGTCATTAACAAATGTTCCAATTGGATATGTTCTTTGTGAAGGTCCCTCAGACCTTGCTCCATTAATAGAATAACCAGATGTCATTCTAATAATAGAAGATGATGCATCTAGAGGGTTCTCATGACCAAATGGACCGTAAATTGGATTGCCATCATAAGCGAATCCAATAATAGGAGAGTGAGTTTTTGTACTGGGTTCAGATCCTGCATTGTTGATGTTGTCATTAAGAGCAACACGCAAAGCTTTAGGATTGGCAGCATAACCATAACCATATTCTAATATGTTATTATAATTTGCAAATACATAACCATTTTCTGTGTCTAAGACATTTTCAATTTTATTGTATCTGTTATAGTTCCACTCTTTAAGAAGTGGAATACCAGATGCACCACTACCAACTGGAACGACATCAACAACAACAGTATCCTGATTATAGAAATTACCTTCTGCAATCATTTCAAATCCAGTGATCTTACCTTCAGTATCAACAACAGAAAGGTATTCAGCAAATCTACCACGTCCTGCAGCGTCTCTAACAATGATTAAAGGAGCAGAGGAGTAGAATTCACCAGGATTGTTAATAACTAAACTAGTGACTTTACCGCCCGTTACAACTGCACTGACAGATGCATTACGTCCAGAAGTGATAGTAATATCAGGAGTTCTTGGGAACACATCATTTGTGTCTACAACAATTCTTTCAACAACCTGACCAGCAAGAATTGCTCTTGCTTTATTAGGAACTTGATCAACCAACACAAAAGGTGGTTTGGAATAACCAGTTCCTCTTAGGTCAATTCTAACTTCTTCTAATTTTCCATAGCGAATACTTTCTGGATCTTTGTATCCATAAAAAGGAACACCATTTAAAGCAATACCAACATCACGCTTTGGTGTTTTGTACTTCTCTGTAGTTCTAATTGCTTCTTTTCTGATAAGACGAAGAATTTTTTGATCTAATAATTCTTCATTAACAGTTGATCCATCTAAAATTTTATGTGATGGATAACTAGAACTTGCAATATAGTAATACTGTTCATCTGCCAAAATAGCAGAAACGTTAGTAGATATCCCATCAAGAGAAGATTCTACTGTAGGTAGTGTAGGTACATCTGCATTAGTACCAGAGTTTAATAACCACCTTGGAGTGTTTGTGCCAGTTTGCACAATCTTGGGATCAGATGTCTCAAATCCTGGATTGGAAACTTGAATAGTATCCCCAATTGCAGCATATGGTTGTGCATCAGAAGGCAGTAAGTTGTATATAATACCAAATGTTAGAAGAGTAACATTAGTTCCCTTTAAAACTACTGGTTTGTATACAGGAGTATCTGCATCATGAGGTAAAGAAGTAGAAGCTTCTCTTTTCTTGATGATGAACTGGTCAACTGTCTTATCATCAAACTCAATGGTCTCATCACCAATTAAAACTGATCCTGTGAGATCCCAACCAAGGGTTGAGAATACATCAATTCTATCCCCTGAGATCTCTGTCCCTGACAGGGGTTTGCGGAGTTTAGTTTTTGTAGATACACCAAATGCACCGTTAACAGTTTCAGTTGCTAGTACAATATTAAAAATTTGCTCACTATCTGATGTACCATCAGCAAATACATTATCAACTACAGCATCAGCGTAACCATACTCTTCAGTTGGTTCTTGTACAATCTTTGTACCAATCAGATCTTTAGGATTGCCACTGACAATCTTACACTTAAGTGCATAGATGTTGACCCAATCACTATTAGATGATTTATATGTAAATTCTCTTGGGTTGTAGGTCTCTGGAATATCTCTACTTGTATTAGAGATAATAGAATTGAAAACAAACCTGATAGATGCGCCTGTTCCCTTGGTTTTGTAGAACTGCCTGATATTCTTAATCAGGGTTCTCTTGTCTACATCACCTTTTAAATACTTTTGTGGGAAAGATGAAAGATACTGTGACTCAAAACTCTTAATGAGAGCATAGAGAAATAAGTTACTTACATTGTGTACTACAGCACCAGAGTTGTGTGGTGCAGAATCAGTAGTAACAAATGTGGATTCCTCATACAAGTCACCTAGAGTTGTATTACCACTCACACCTCTAGAACACTCACTTAGGGTAGTGTCAGTTCTTGTAGAGTAAAAAATAATTTCGTCATCAATTCTAACGTAACCATTCTTCTCAGGGAATGAAGATGCATCCTGAAGAACGATAGTAGTATCAGAATTTGTAATAGTAGCATCTAGAATAGTATTCTCTTTAAGCAGGTTTTGCTCATAGAGATTAATATCGTTATACTCTAGAAGATTATTGGCAATATCTAATGGTTGCCCAGAACTTTCTTGCGCCTCATAATACTTCTCTACAAATTTAGAGAAGAGAGGATATTCATCTACAATAAAGCTCGGAAGTTGCGACTCGATAAGAGTAGAAATTTTCTTGGTTCTGATAGCCATCTAAGTTACTCTTTGTATGCAATAAAGGATGAATTTGCTACATCAACATCAA